AGCGCGCTGGTTAAGGCCGCGATCGCGAAGAAGCTGACCGACAACATGCTCTGCTTGAGCAATAGAGGGATCAGCCGACGCGGAGCCAGATAAGCCGTAATCAATCACGCCTCGGTTTCGATAAGGAAGCGCATTATAGACTGAAAGTTCTTCGTGGGCTGGGTCGAGATAACCACGGGAAAGGGTCTTGTAACCCCCGGGTGCGCTAAAGTGGTTTACAAAAACCGTCTGATTTGAATTTATGCCGTCGCGATTAGGGAGTGCAAAATTATCTAGGGACGTTCCAAGACAACTTCCGGGAGGTATATCAACAATTTCCTTGAGACCCGAGGTTGACGTCAAATTGGCGGTGCCCATTTGATCCACAATGGTAGCGGCGGTGTCCGTAGCACCATTACCGCAGCGGTACCACATGAGGGGGGATGCAACCCATGAAGCGTTAATCAAATTAGCAGTTGAGCGCGCATAGAGGCTTGCAATCGTTGGGGCGTCTAGCGCAGTATTCCAAAAAGCCATGTCCGAAATATAACCCTGAAAGTTTACGCTGGTAGTGTTACCAACTAAAACAGTGCTACTCCAGTCATCAGGATCGCCTGAACCGGGTGTGCCGGATTCGTATATAGCCACAGCGGTGCCATTAACATAGATGTTCGGTGTTGTTGCATCCGAGGACGCATCATAAGAAATTGCTACATGGATCCACTCGTCGCCGGATGTAACCGGGTTGGTGGTGGCCCAAGTATGGTTGCCGCTGGCGAGGCCGACCAAGAAAGCAACTTGGCCCGTGGCCTCGATGGTGACAAGTCTTCGAGTACCACCATCAGCATTGTAAATGATGTAGCCGCCTAGGTCGGAGGAGTCTGCCTTCACCCAGAAAGCGATAGTTTCAGCCTCATTTGAATTCAGGCCGGCTGGGGCTGTAAACTGATAGTGTATGTTAGGGCCGTCCCAGAGTACAATGGCCTTCGTATTTGCAACCCGAAGAGTTTCGCCCGAGGCTTGGGTGGCGCTCAAAGGGTTCTGCAGAGGGAAACGATTATTAAATGTACTTCTTGGGTAAGGATTCTGGGGGTTGAGGGCAAAGTTAAAAGACTGCTCGACAAAGTATGGATCGTTCTGTGAGCGGCCCGATGTTTGAATAACTTGATAGTTCTTCTGGTAATTTCCTATTTTACCATGTGTGGCAATATTGCTCAGGCGCTCTCCGGCAGAAGCCGTCGTCATAAAGATGTTCTTGATGTTTACAGGACGCTTTGCGGTCTCATCTCTTAATCGTTGCGCAGTGGGAATCTCGGCGCGTGTGATCAAGCCCGTAGAGTTAGGGGGCAGAATTGCCAGCGAACCAGAAAACTTCCCTCCGGTCGACGACGAGACCTCAGAGAATTGTAATTTGAAACCCTCTGGTCGAGTTAGAGCAGTGTCAGCGCCGGTGTTAAGTTCTACATGGCGAAAGCGGCGCCCTCCGACATACTTCTCTGTAAACGGCCCTTGGGCTGGAATAGAATTGTCGGCAACGTAATCATGATGCAAGTTGGTAATGGCGGTATTGGGTCGGAAAGATGATGGAGTGTTAGTCAGTGTAGCGTTATAAAGACTAAACGGAGCGATGTGACCTCCCGGTTCGGGATCTGCGGCGCTATCATTTTTATTCTTGTCTAGATCAACAGCGAAGCCTAGGCGCTGCTTGTATGTTGGGTAAAACTCGTCCGTGGTATTCAGGAGCGCCTCCACTGTACTTCCACTAATAAAGGCTATATCTCTTGGGGCATTTGTGCCGGCTGCGTTTCCCCCAAATGGAGCAATCGACGGATATAGCATATAGGGCTTAAAGTTATAACCTGTACCCACACCCTGTAGGTCGTATGAACCGGCAACGTTAAATCGGTAAGGCTTTCCTTCTTCGCGCTGGTCTGCCATCCTAATAGATCGCAAAATTTGGGCCCTACTGGTAAGTACACCGGCTGGGACATCAATGGCTGGTGTATTACGTTCTGCCTTGTTCTTCCACCAGAGATATTTTTCAGTCGGGTCGTCGGAAACCGGGGCGTGTACATATTTCCACTTTTTAACCATACCGCGGTTCGACAACCCAGTTGCGCGCTTGGTAGGGGCATGCGCAGGATAAAACCCGGTTCCTTGGGGCTCATCGTCCGGGGATGAAATAGCATCACCGTAGTCTACACTGCTCGACACAGTGGCTTCAAAAACTGTGTTTTCCTTGTCGACAAAGGGCAAAATATTATTATATTTGTTTCTCTCCAAAGCGTGGCTTTCCACCATGGTTCGAATATTATCCGCAAAATCGGCGGAGGCCGGGACGAGCTGGCCTAACATGAATGACAGTGTAGAGTCAAACCATTTGTATAACTCATAAAACTTATCAAAGTCTATCTCATCATTGGCAACGTTCTCAAAAAACTTTTGCTTTAAAAAGGCCAGTTGTTTATAATCAGGACGATAGCGATTGACTGGGGCACCAACAAGAGTATTAAAATCTTTTAATGTTCCAAAATAATTGACCATCTCTTCGCTGATGGTGTTGTACATACTTTTTTCAAAAGAGAAATAATAATTAATAGGTCGTGAGTCGATCTTGAAAACGTGCTGATCTTGGGCGCTTAAGACATTAATAGTTTCGGCGGGGCCGATGGTCTCAACGTCATTTAGGCGTGAGATAACGACAAAGTCCTTAACAATTGGCTCGGTCGAAGACTGAGGGAATCCATACCCTAGGGCGGTGTACTGTTTGTTGAGTAGTTCTCCTAGGCCCTGGTACGCCGCTGTAACATTGGAACCCGAAGATTCATCTGCCACCACCATCTGACCTAAAGCGTTCGAGCCCGTATTTTGGCTGAACTCCCAATTAAAGGCCAAGGTATCAAACTCAACAACGTCTCCATAATGACCATCACTAGCAAATGGGTATGCATATTGGTGTGGCTGAAACGCACCATGGTTCTCGGAATCTAAAGCGTGCGCGCGGAGTGCTTCGTCTTCAACATAATTCACCCAGAATCGCGAGGCTTCAATTCTAACATCGGTAGACTGGAGTACAGTACCGGTGAAGTTGGTACGATGCGCTCCCACATAGGGGCGTTTACTGCCAGTCATGAATCCGCCATCGGGGTTCGATGCGGCCGTAATAGTATCCGAAATATTAAACCTCTCAGTTACTTCTCCCGCTTGAACTTTAATTCCGTGCAATTCAATTGTATAAGCCCCCGTGTCTGCCCCTGTCGAAAAGGCGGCCAATGGATATCGCTCTGGCTTAACTCTAACTGACAGGTTCCACGTTACATCTGAATAAGTGTCTTCATATAGAGAGCTTTCCATAAGAGGGACGAGGCCGCCCTGGGTGCCTGTTAATACAAACTTAACATTTCTAGAGTCCAACTCATCACGGCATGCATACACCTGGAAATTAACTTTGTCATCAACCACAGAGCCCGCAACTTCGGGCCACGCAGTATCTGTCTCAGATCCTATAGTGCCATGAATACCAAACAACGAAGCAGAAAGCGTATTGGTATCCGCATATGCAGGATTGGTGATGTCCTTTTTCTCAGGAAAGAACACATCTGTTTCGAATGTATAAGCAAAGCCCCCGGTCAATTCAACACTAGAAGTCAAATAGCCTGTGGTGTTCTCGTAACTGCCCGACGGATCTTTAAATCCGAATACAGTGGCTTCGGTAGCAGTGGTCGCATTAAAATTAACATACTTGGTGGGGAGTATAAGGGTGCGACGGTTTTCCCTAAATTCATACTGGGTATTTTTCGCATATAATTTTAGTTTTATCAACTCATCATCAATACCAAAACAACGAATAAGGTTTCTAAAAGACTTTTCAGTTCCCTTAGACTTATAAATATAGGTCAGGTTATTGTAGATATTTTGATAAATAATGTTCTTTAAATCATTAAGGGTCTTTTCATACAGCTTGTCTTCACTACGATCTGCCAATTTTTCCAGGATATCTGCATCCAAAAAGATTTCGGGTGCAACTAGCCCGTGAGAATTAAGAAGCCGATTTGCAAACGGTATAGGCTTATTACTCCCAGAAACATACTCCACATCTTTTAACAGATTGAGTGACTCAGTCTGCAATTGGAGAGTGTCAAAGTAGCTGCCCATAATCTGAGTAAGTTTCTTGAGGTTTCCGGTGGTTTCCTCGTCATCTTCTGTGATCCAGCCGGGAATACTCTTGTAAACCATGGCTGCATTTTCAGTATCATGATTCGAGCCGGTGACCTGCAAACTATTCTGGAGCATTATGACATCAGGGTGTTGTCCGTAAATGATGGGGTCTTTGAATTCTTTTATGGCTGCTTTGGAAATAACAATGGCTGATCCGGTGGCGCGGGACTCGGTTGTATACCCCGTCCAGGTTCCATTAGAAACACGGCCAGAGTAGTCGAGCACAGTGCTATCGATACTTGTATCGCCGGTAATGCCTTCGTTAAATTTGTAGTAAACACCAAGGGTTGTGTTTACTTCTTCTTGTGTGTCTGTGAAGGCCTCCGGGTCGGTGTTGGTGCCGCCGCCCACCTGGTCAAACCAGTAGCGGCCGATCTTCTCGCCGGTTCGTCGAGTCTTCCAGTACCGTAGTTCATCTAGAGATCCCGAGAGTTTTCCTGCGTACTGTGCTCCGCCGCCAGCCGTTGCCGCAACGAGTGAGCCAACAGTAGCCACCAGCGCTCCTCCCACATCGTTAATGCCGGAAGAGCCTAGCACCGAGGATACGTTCAGGCCCCCGTCAATGTACAGTTTTGTTTGAATACCAGCAGCGACTGATTTTAAAGTGACCGCATAATGGTGCCACAAACCGTCTGCTATGGTTACCGACGAACCTAAAGAGGCATCGGTAATTCCCGTACCCCCCGATAAAGCGGTAATAAGAAACGGCGATGCGCCCTCGCCATCATAGTCTAAAGCTACCCGGAATCGGTTTTGTTCCGTGCCAGTGTTGCTCGCCTCCATGTCAAAGATAACTTCGTTAGTGGTGAGAGTGTCGGCCCAGGCATCCTTCTTTAACCAAAACTCTATAGTGGCGCCTTGATTTTGGAGGTCGAACTTTAAATTGCTCTCGCGGTTGGTATCAGGATCATAATAGTTAGATCCAGTAAACTGTTGAGCATAGGGAGTCGGGCCGGTTGGGTTTCCATGAGGGCCGCCCTCTAGATAGATATATTCTAGAGTATTGGGAAGGCCATAACCGTCACTCGACTCCCCACCATTCCTCGTTCCCCAGCCGCCCTGAGATAGATGAACGAAGCCGTTGGTACGGGGATAAAGATTATCGAGAATGTGCAGGTCTACATATGTGGACTCATTCTCCCATTGTATTCTTTCCTTAAGTGAACCGTCATAAGGATAATTATCTAGGATTCTCCCAATCGATTGAGCATAATACTCTTCTGCCGAGCCATACCTAGCGAAGTTCTTAGGATCAGAATAATCGATCCGAGGGATAAACCGCTTTTCGTGAATAATATCCTGCGTATGATACTGACGAGATTCAACTTCTCCGCCGATCTGTTTAGAATTCTTATTTGCTAAGGCGGTGACCGCCGTAGCTTTATCGAATAACGTTTTAAAGCTCATGTCTTATTAATTATCAATCTACCCTAAATTTAAAGGTATAGGGTTGCTCTATCCAGGAAGAAATTGAATCATTATAGTACGCCAAATGTATTTCGTACATGTATCCACTTTCCAAAAGAGACATATTCAAATCAAAATAGTTGCCGCTGACGTCGTAAGACATCATAGTATGAAGATTGCTCCCCGTTCCGAAAGGTACCACATTTAGGTCACCAATGACGCGACGGATTGAAAACGCTCCGCTCTCAATAATATCCGTCGGATTAACACTAGTCGCCCGTGTATAAATGGTGGGGCTCCAATTTTTATCTCTAACGAACAGTCTAAATCGTGCTGTTTCGAATGGGGAGTATGATTTCTTCATATATTTAATGTTCGTTACCCTGTTAAATGTAGGGGCGCCCATATAGGTGGGCATCTTTTGGGGATAAATTGATCCAGTAAAATATTGAACGGCTGTATCAGCAGCGCTAGACCATACGTCATACAGAACCGTTAGCGGAGAGGCGGCTGCCGTCACCGCCATCGAGGCAGAATATAGACCGGTGGACACCCGGCCGGCGGAGGCTGAGTGAGATGTGGTTCCGTCACCGCCGCTTTCTCCATAGAGTTGTACAGCGCTTCCTGTGGATGGTGCAGTGGTACCAGATAGCAACGAGACGCGTATTGCCGGATTGCCGGGAATATCTACGAGGCGGCCGCGGATATAGTTATAAAAGTATAAAGTATTCAGATTGTCAGCAGCCGGAGCCAAAGAGCTAGAGTAGTAAAAGTTCTCTCTGTTATCCTTGATGCTAGAGTTCCAGCGCGCCTCCAAAGTGGGGCGTTTAAAGAAGAACTCAGTTGAGCGCGCAAAAAACTGTTTAGTATAATAAGATTCGGTTGCGCCAGCCGGATTATTAATTAATACAGAGGTATCTTGGCCTGTTGAACTAGAGAAAAAAGCCTCTTGGCTGGCAGTAAGACGAATACCAAACCCATAGTTATTGGCAAACTCTGGGTCGTCGCCAGCGATCCACTGTTCTATTACGTCACTGACATCTAATTCAAGATCTTCGTATCCTAGGCCGAAAGATACGTTGTAGTTCGAAGCAGTATGATAGTCTCCACCGATAGACGTCCAGTCGGTGGTGTTGTCGGATTTAATCCAGTTAGATGCCCCCAAGTCTTGATACTCGTCCATATCCAAACCTGAGCCTTCGGCCCACGATCGAGACACCGGAGCCACTACCAAATTAAAGTCTTGCGGTAATGTCCAGGGAGTTCGGGCATTATACATCTTGAGATAGAAAGAAACACTTCCCGAGGCCGCTAACTGGCCGGAGGTGCGATCGGCAGAGATCTGGCTGATTGGGAACTTTACCAAAATACGGGAAAGCTCTTGAGATTGGCCAGTAGCCGAACCGGAGGACTGCCCATAGAGCGAAAATACCTCTAGGGCGTCGGCATAGCCCATATTGGAGCCTGTACCCCGGGTGCTCAGGCCGGCGTCGTAAGCATTTGTAATTGTAGTATCAGCGCTAGCTGTATAACGAAGAAGTCCCATTATCGAACTGACCCAATCAAATCAAGGTTTGGATATTTCAATTCAAATATAACATTCGAAGCTGCTAAAACGTTCTTACCATCGGCAGAAAGGGCGCCCTCAAAGTTATAGTTAGACTCGGAATAAAGATTACCCGAGCGGAGTTTGACTTCTAGTGAACTCACATCCACCACGCCCTCCACTTTCTGGAGGATTCTATACATTTCGGTAAGAGAAAGTCTCTCGCCGATGTCCTGCACAAATGATAATTGAGAGGCCAGTGCATCTGTGCAGCGATTAATCACCTCGAATCTATTTGCTCCCAGGTCCGTCATAACTTCATACTCCACAGCATAGTTCACAATCAAAGGATCGAGGATATCAATTGTATCACTAATCATTTTATAGTGAAGTAACCAATTTTTTAAATTATTCTTAAGAGTTGCGTTAGATTTGATTAATTTGCCGGTCGAAGACTCGGAGATGACCAAAATATTTACATTCCTTTTGAACTCGTCAGTATCCTTAAGAACTGCGGCGCGCTTAATCATGCCATATTTGGGTGGCATACTGTAGCACAGAGCCTGATAGTCGCGTCCAGTTACCGCTCGATTCTGAGTGGCAAAATGACTATAGGTACGCTGCCGCACCTCTTCAGTTGAAGGCAGCGATACGTCCCCCACAAACGACTGCTCATTGGAGACTTCTAGTGAATTTCTAACTGTGGCACGAGAGGCTGTTGATAGGGAACCCTGTGATTTAAACCTTAGGCGCGCGTCGCCGATCTGGGTTATAGTGTCCACGCCGGCATTTACGTCAGTGGTGGTATTGTAGCGATATTCTACCGTAAGGGTAGTATTCGCCGGCGCAATTCCAAATTTGTCAGTGCTTATGAGCCTGGTCGGGTCAAAGTCAATCTCTGTACTGTAGGTTCGGCCATTAAGATCTAATATGACCTCAGTTGGGTCGACAACCGGGTTGGTGAGCTTATTGTTAGCAGAACCATATCCAAACTGTAAATATGTTTCTCCATTAATAGTTTCGAGAGCGAAGCGACGAGCCACTGGAACGGCCTTCAAAATATTTGGAACTGTTCTTCTGTTTTCTCCAGTATTCCGGATGGCTTTGTAAACTATGTTCTGAGATAAATTGTCTACTTCATAGTACTCATTGCCATCTGTATCCAGCACTCTTATAACGTCACTGATATTTGGCGCTGGTATCTTAACCACCTGAAATCTCTGAAAGTCTCCCATGGGAATGGTTGCAACGGAGCCGCGGCCAGAGACGGCGCGTCCTTTCAGCCTAAGAACATAAGTGGTTGGCTGACCATTAAGTGGGTTCACTTGACCCACTACCGTTTCTACAGCGGAATTATTAAAATCGACATCGCCAAGTAGGGTATAGGTACCGCCACCCACCGAGTTGAAGGTGGAGCCGGCCTCTAAAATTGGTGTTAAAGCAGGGTCGGGGCCGAGACCCGTGGTTGCGGCAGGTACCTCAATATAAAAAGTTAAAAGGCCGTAAGATGCAGGACTAGTTGTTTGCTTATATCCCAGCTGCCGTGCTAGTCGCAAAACGTTGGAATACTCGACAGCGCTATCTAGGAAGCTTTCGTTAGTCTGATAATCTAAGTAAAACGATAAGATGTCTCCCACATACGCCACGGTATCTAACATCAGGGAACCGAAAGAGGCTTCATTAAAGTCTTGATAAGTGTTGGGATAATAGCGACGAGCGAAATTCTCCAGCTCTTGGCGGATGGACTCGAAGTCGCGGCTAGTATAGTTAATGGGTATTATTTTTTTCTGCATGTCGTTTAAACCTATGAATAATTAGACGCCCGCTCCCGCAACATCAACTTCCAGCATACCAAAAGAACTCAATGGTTTTATCTGGTAGTATAGCTTTAAGTTAATCGTGTGGGGAAACAGATCAGGATTTCCTTCTGGTACAATAAAATCAATACGCTCGATTCCGATAAAAGGCAAATACATGTTGACCTGCTCCCTTATTTTGCTATCGAGCCGAGAATACGTATCGGTCCGATTAGGTTCAAACAAAAATTGACGCACACCAACTCCAAACTCTACATCCATTACTTTCTCCCCAGGAGATGTAAACAAAAGCATTTTGAGATTCTGGTTTGCTAGCGTTTCAAAATCCGTTATTAGATTGTATGCCCCAAATGTGTCGTCCACTTC